ATATGTTCATAACTCTGGAAAATCATAAGGTCCATTCAACTTTTTTTCAAAGTCTCTCTCATCCAGTACTTCATTTATTAGTTGTTTCAACTCCACCTTCAATGCATCCGATAATAAATTAGTTTTATTAACTTGCATAGGAGGAATAGAGTCTCTCCGTTTCTGTATCTGTTCGGGAGTTGCCTTACCCCCAAGAGTCATCGCTTGAGTGTCCATAGCTTTATTTCTATTATACACTAATTTATAGTCAAGTCAAGAAACCCTTATAGACAAAAAAATACCCCGAAATTTTTTTCGGGGTACTTGGAATCAAAAGGTGAATTTGAAATTAACCGATTGATGGTGCGGATAAAGCAACCTCTGTAGTCTCAGCAGAAGCTAAGTCTAGTGGGAAGTTGTGTGCATTTCTTTCATGCATAACTTCCATACCTAAGTTTGCTCTGTTTAGAACATCACCCCATGTAGGAATGATCTTTCCGTTAACATCAACTACAGATTGGTTAAAGTTGAAACCATTTAGGTTGAATGCCATTGTGCAGATACCCATAGAGGTTAACCATACACATACAACAGGGAAAACTGCTAAGAAGAAGTGAAGACTTCTTGAGTTATTGAAAGAAGCATACTGGAAGATAAGACGACCAAAGTAACCGTGTGCAGCTACAATGTTGTATGTTTCTTCTTCTTGTCCGAACTTATAGCCGTAGTTTTGACTTTCTGTTTCTGTAGTTTCTCTAATTAAAGATGATGTAACTAAGCTACCGTGCATTGCACTGAAAAGACTACCACCGAACATACCTGCTACTCCTGCCATATGGAAAGGATGCATTAGTATGTTGTGCTCTGCTTGGAACACGAACATGAAGTTGAACGTACCTGAGATACCTAGTGGCATACCATCAGAGAAGGAACCCTGACCGAATGGGTAAACTAAGAATACAGCGAATGCTGCTGATACAGGTGCTGAATATGCTACACAGATCCATGGTCTCATACCTAGTCTGTATGATAATTCCCACTGTCTTCCCATGTATGCTGAGATACCAATGAGGAAGTGGAAAATAACCAACTGATATGGGCCACCATTATAGAGCCACTCATCTACAGTTGCAGCTTCCCATATAGGGTAGAAATGCAAACCGATTGCGTTGGATGATGGAACAACTGCACCAGAGATGATGTTGTTACCATATAAGAAAGAACCCGCTACTGGTTCTCTGATTCCGTCGATATCGACAGGAGGTGCTGCAATGAATGCAACGATGAAGCATGCTGCTGCTGTTAGCAAGCATGGAATCATGAGAACACCAAACCAACCAACATAGATTCTGTTGTTTGTTGATGTAACCCACTCACAGAACTCAGGCCACCCTGCTAGGAGTCCACCTTGTCTGCGTGTATTTGAAAGAGTTGTCATTAGTAAGACGTTTAAGTAGGGCATCAAGGGTAGATGCGAAACTTATTTCCAGTAATCCCTCACTACTGGATATGAAAGACGAAGTATTATACTGCCTATAGGTCTTGGTTTGAGAGCAGTTGTACAATGGATGGCGATACTTTCGAGTCCGTTGTAGTAGGTGTGGAAAACAACACCTAACGTTATTTATATTACGTTTTCTTTACAATTTTGTCAATGAGTAATTCTACTCAATAAGAATGCTCTGCAATTTCTCCCTTAATACATGCATCATCTATACATTCTACGTATGTCAACTCCTCTCTAAAATATGAGCGATATATCCTTCCCCATATTAAATCAAACTCTTCTTGGTTTAAATTTTTAAACAAACACCTCTCGTTAATATAGATGTGAAAGTATTTCATTTGTTGATAGTTCCTAATAGAAATTTCCAGAACCCTTTGATCGCTGTCATCGCAGGATAAGGATCCGTTGATTTGATCTCGTCAAAAACATACATGTTAAGACGGAACGCATAGTTTGCTTCCGTTATTATAGCATTAATAATACTCTCATCTGTAGTAAGAGTGTCAAGTGCTTCTCTATATTTAGTTTTGAATGCCTTCTTGTCAGCGATGTCAAAGTCATAAAAGTTTAGACCTTCACATTGTGGTAAGTCCAATGCCTTCTCTGCTATTGTCTTTAGTATCTGCCCACCAGACAGGTCACCAAGATACCTAGTATAATGATGTCCTACCAATAAGTATGGTTCATTACTATCTGCTACCTCATGTATCCTCTCAACATATTGTACACATGCTTGAGATGGTTTGATAGTCTGGTTCCAATTAGGACCGTAGTAATAACGTAAGTCTTTCTTCAATGACTTTACCCTATCCAACTCCGAGAAGTTGATAGGACTTAAAAATGTATCGTCTTCTAATCTCTCCATCTCCTCTTCTAATGCTGAGTAGATAAAGTAAAAGTCTTGTATAAGTTTTCTATAAGACTCTTCATCTACCACACCACGAAGGAATCCTGCAACGAACTTAGTGTTCTCTGCTGCAGAGTGAGACTTCTTGGTTCCTTCCTTTAAGTCTGCTGCTAATGCCATATTACCTGTTCAAGAAATAGTGATTTATAACCTCTATCTTTTCGTGTGCCTGTGCTATAGACGTTATCTCTGCTTCTATTGCTGCCATAACATCTGGATGTTCTCCTATACCAACAGGATTATTAAGGTAGATCTCAACATTCTGTTTGTGCTTTGCTATTAAACCGTTGTAGTATGTGATTTGATTAGCAAGAATGTCATCTCTCATACGAATTGTCATAGGGGTAGGATTATTTATCGTCCATCATAGCATACATCATCACTAAGCACAAGCTTGTTGTTACAATAGTGCCACTTAGTATGGTAACAACCATGTGAAATATATGTCCAGATGTAGTAATCACTTTACGTAAAAGGTATATGTGGTTTCTTAAATTTGATACCAAACTTCTTCAGTAACCTGTCGATAGCGAAGTCTCCTCCACCTAATAGCAGGATGCACAATGCTCCTCCCATGTATAGTATCAAGAGTTCTAGTAAGTAGATGTTGAATCCTGCAGTTACAATAGCATGGTATATTGCTACACCTATTGTACCTACAATTGATAGTGCTGCAAATCTTGTAAACAATCCTGCTATCACTAACCAACTACCATAGATCTCAGAGTATGCTGCTATGTAAGATGCTAGTATTGGAAATGGTATTCCAATAGGTCTTACAAATGCGTCTGCGAAATTGTTTATGTCTGCTGTCTTTTCATAACCATGATGAATCAGCATTGTTCCTATTGCTATTCTTAATATCAATAGACCTACATTCCTTGCCAAAAAGTATCTCCTACAGGTGCTTGCATGTTTCTTGATAAGAAGTATAAACCTAGGTTACATACGAACCAGTTTATATTGACTACCCATGTTTGTCTCCATAGATACTTCCTATTAGTTTGAACAATGAACATGTTTCTTTCATTCATTGTAGAATCAACAGATAAAGGTCTGAACTTAAGAACTTGTTCTAATCCTAATGCAAATACAAAACCGATTGCATAGATGTAGAAACAGAAGTTAAGAAAACTTGATGCTGTTAGTAATAGTGGAATCATCCTACCTCTTGTAATTTTTGTGCGACTGTCTTTTTAGATATTGGTGCTACGTCATTTAATCCGTTAGCATCAAACCATGGTGCTGTCTCCCAGTCGAAACCTTCTCCAAATGTATTGTCTGCTTCTGCAACATACCAATGACATGCTGCGTCTGGTATATCTACTGCACATACTGCCCAATCATCTGTCCATTGTGGAACTTGAACCCAGATGACAGGTTCTTTATCCATAGCGTATGCTGTTTGGGTTACACCAAATAGTAATCCAAATACCAACAACCAAGAAAATATCCTAGGGATAAATCTTACACTCATTGGTCTTTTATATACCTCCATGACATCATGGTAGGATTGTGACATGTAATCGTCCATTAGATTAGTCCTAGTGATCCTGCAGTTACACCTACAGATAGAAAAAATATAAATTCAAACACAGACATGTATCCTGCGTTATCTAATAAAAATTGAGTCATTTGTGCTTGTGCTCCTCAGCGTTTAATTATGCGAATGCGATGTTACCTACACCTGATACGATGTAAAGTGCAACAACTGATGTGAATAGAATGTGATACATTATGCTCCTTGGTATACTGGTGTCATTACTCCACCACCCTCATCGTCATCATCATCGTCACCATTTATGGCACGAAGAAATAACTCAAAGAATACTATGGCACCTACTGGATAGAAGACCCATAGTATTGCTTGGAAGGGTGATATAGCATTGTCTGCTACTAGTTCTGTCATTAAACAAAACCTGGTATGAGTTGACCTGTTGTTAGGTATGCTCCGATACCTGCGATGATGCCGATCATGGCAAGTCTGCCATTAAGTTTCTCGGCAAACTTTTTTTCTGGTTCGATTGGTTTTGGTGTTGTCATTAGAAAATACCTGGTATGATCTGACCTGTAGTTGCGTATGCTCCTACTGCTGCAACGAAACCAAGCATTGCTGCCCAACCGTTAAATCTTTCTGCTTCTGGTGTCATTTGTTTGTACCTTTTTGTAATTGAATTAAAATAGACCTGGTGCTATCCATCCGAATAGACCGTAATTGATAGTGCCGATTACTAAACCGAGCATTGCGAGACGACCATTGATCATCTCTGCGTTCTTCCAGTAATTATTTTCCATTAGAAAATACCTGGTATGATTTGTCCAGTGGTAACGTATGCACCTAGAAGTGCTACGAATCCGATCATTGCCCAACGACCATTAACTTTTTCAGCATTTTGTGGGTAACCATCGTATGAGACAGACTCATCTATGTAAGGACGTGTTTCGGTAGGAAATGCGTTTTGGCGACCACCGCTTTCTGTAGTAACTGTCATTTGTGCTTTGTAAAGAACTGTAACAATACTATATAGCAATTATGAACTTTTGTCAAGTGCCATGTGCCAGTTTTGTGACAGTCTTAAGTTTTCTTTATGTTTTCTATAGATTTTCCTTATGTGTATAACATTATACAAAGTAAAAATTACTACATAATACAGGTAAGTGTATTCAAAAAGATGAAAAAGTTTTTACCACTTATATTATTGACAGGTTTTAGTTCACCTGTATTAGCGGACATCACACACCGCATGACATCAAGCACTCAATTAATTACGAATGCAGCAGCAACTCAGGTTGAAAGGATTGGATCGACGTACACTGTCTCTGGATCTGGTGTGACTATGGATGTTGGTGGCGGTAACTCTGCTGACAATATGGTTGGTGGATTAGGCACTTTGACTGACGGAGTTGGTCAAGGATCTATTGCTACAGCGACCCAGACAAGTGCAGGGGGTGCATTCAGCTTTAGCCAGACATTCGTTGAAGGTGATGTTATAGCTACTACAGCACCCACAGTTGGTGCAGTAAGTCCTTATAGTAATCAGGTATCAACAGCAGTTGGTAGTGGTACTGGAACAGGTACAGTGACATCAGCACACACTGTAACAGCAGTTGGTGGTGGAAGTGGAACTTCAGCGACAGCACAGTTCGTGACAGAATTGACTATTCAATAGTTAATTGCTATAATTATGTTTAGAAGAGGTATACATATAGTATATGCTATAGGTGTAGTAACCGCTGCACCTTTATATGCTGTGCCTGTGGTCCCGAATTTCACTCAAGGCTCGATGACCTCTACGACGACGCAAACGATTACGACGTCAGAAACCATAAATTCGATGGATTATGCGACAGGCTGGACGTACTCAGTCAGTGGCTCAGGCATACAGTTAGAGGATGGATCAACTAATGTTGCTCCTGACGTAGTATCAACACAAACTAATACCGTAGACGGTGTGACTTCAACATGGACTGGACTAGATTTATCATCAAACAACAAACCGAATTGGCAGCAGACCACACCAGGAAATTCCTTCCAATTCACAGAGCATTATTCAGGACCAGGTCTTCAGACTCACACGATAATACAGAGAGAAACCACCGTCCAAAGCGTCACAGAAAGTACAAGCATATTCTCAAATTAGCGGGTGCATTAGCAGTATCTACTGCTACATGCTTACCTTCATATGCAACAGACGTTGGTGGTGTATCAGCGACAGCAAATCCAGTCGCGAATTCTTCAGGCTCAGTGACCAACCAGGCAATACAAGTTTTACAAGGACCGTATATAACATACACATATGGAGATGGCATACAATGCCAAGGTGCTACCGCCAACTTCACACCATACATCACCAGAACAGGAACATGGCAAGATCCTTACGAGGCTTTTTTCAATGATCCTGTCTACAACATGGCAGATAATAATGATGACAATATACCTGACAATCCTGGTGAGATACTCTACTATGTTCCTACTAGAACAGGGCAGAAATCTACACAGAATATAAACATAGGATTTAGTGCTACGTTCTCTATACCATTAGATAAGAAAGCAATGGCACAATGTAAGGAAGCAGTTGAGATACACAATGCATATCGTATGCAACTAACTGCTAACAAGAGACTTGACTTTGAGATAGCCAGATTAAAAAATTGTGGAGAATTGAAAAAACAGGGTATAGTATTCCATCCAAACTCTCCTTACTATAGTGTATGTGCAGACGTAATGCTTATAAATCCACCTGGCGTAGTAGGTGAGCACAAACATTCAATCACACCTAATAAAATAATTCACAACAGAAACAATCCAAAACCAAATGGAGATGCTAGTGATCTGAAAACTATATCTATAGGTAACTAACGTTTTATAGGAGGTAATCCTTTCTTCTTACGATACTCATCCGTTATAATATCTTGACGAGTGGGTTTCGTAATTTTTTTGCCTAATTTTTTCTGAACAGTTGTAATTAATTTCTTTACTGCGGGTCTAATAATTCTTATTAATAATGGTGTGGCAGCAGCACCCGCTGTAGCAACAACTGCTAGTGCTGTCACTGAGGTCACCTGATTTATAGGTGGAACGTATTTCTCCATTGGTGAGGTAGGTTCGTACAATGTCACACAGACATTACCTTGCAGTTCATGACCTACAACTTTCTCATCACCTGACTGTGTTACATCACCCACTCTTAGTTGAGCAGGACCTGGACATGGTGTTTCTTCTCCTACACCTCCTGTGTCAGGTGTTGGTGGGGTAGGTGGATCTGGTGGTGGTTCTACAACTGGTGGTGGTGTCTCTCTGTATATGTTTAAATCTTCTGGTGTATAATCCATCGCATCATATGTTGGATAGTCAGCATCACAAAGAACCCTAACATTAGAATCATCTTCTTCTTTTAGATTAGGTTGTTCTCTATTCTTCTTTGCGTCAGGATGATACTTTACACAACCTGGCATATCAACTATCGGCACACCAACATTTACTGTCACTGGTGGTGGTTGATATATTGGAACTGTCTTTGTTACATTTGGTATTGCTATCTCATTTATACCTACCTCTTGGATTCCAATGTTAGGTATACTAATAACTTCATCCATAAAAACCTCACGTGAAAAAAATTACCAAAATTTTTTTTTCAACTTATCTCCACTTACTTAATGCTTTTGTTTCCATCAACTTTAATGTTTCTAGTTCGTCACTCTCATCTGCATGTGTATGATGTGTGACTTCTCTTAATGTCTTTAGATATTCTAAGACATGTTCTCTAATCTCCATCAGTTCATCAAAGCATCCTTGATTGTGAGCACAACCTCTCAGTTGATGATCAGGTGCTAGGACTGACTCAGTGAATAAGGACAATGCCCTATCATATTTGATAGCAGGAGTCTCTTCTCCTACAGATGCTTGGTCTTTCATTAGAATGGCATAGGTACGTTTGGAATTGCATCACCTGTCATATTAGGAATAGCATCTGTGATACCACCACCTATGTCAGGCATAACTGCATCCATAACTTTTTCTTTTACACTATCAATGATAGCATCTTTTCTGATGAATACATATCCACCAACACCAACTACACTAAGTGCTACTACACCTGAGAAGATAGCGATTCCGTTAATAATTTTTTGCATGATCTTATTTTTCGTTTGGAACAATTTTTACAGGAGCTGATTCAATCCTGATAGTTTGTGCAGGAGCAGTCTCTGATGCCTTAGCGATAAGAAACTCCATATCTTTTTTAGATATGTTAGCACTGCCAGGATCACTATCACCTTTCTTCTTCTTACCTCCCGCTTGGACGCCAAAAGTAGCTAAAGTTCCTGTGAAGACCGAAGCTATAAAAGTCGGATCAATTTTTTCTCCTGCATCATAACCTGGTATTTTAACGTAGTTCAAAGTTAAAATTCCTGCTGACCACACGAGAACGATCACTCTTATTAATGTCGCTAAGTACATCAGTTGCTCTTCTTTATCGTCAACTGCTTCTTTAAGTTTACTAAGAGGACCTTTCTTCTCCTCTTTCTTGACTTCTGCCATAGTATAAAGTTATTCTGTTTAA